TGCAAACTTATTTGGAGTAATTATCATTTTCATAATAATATTATACTATACTTTAAATTTTTTGTCAAGGTCTGCGAAGGTCATATATTCTAAATTCTTACAATCTTTCCATTCTTCGATTTCGACATCTATTGGACTTGTCCCAATAGGATTTGGATTAACTTTATAAAACTTTGTGTCTTTAAATGTATCAAATGTGTTCTTATGTTGTCCTAAAATCTTTCTACCTAATTTAAATGGCTTATCTTCATCTACATAACAACGAGTACCTGCATAAATGTTGTTTACTTTATCATCTGTTGAATATAAATCAAAACCAATAATGTAAACTTCTGTTGCACCAAGTTCGCATGATAAATGAATTGCTCTTGTACCTGTTGCATAAGCAAATCCATCTATTGGTGGTTCTATGTTTTTCGCCTTATCACCTTCAACTATCCCAGTTATATATGTTATGCCTTTTTCTTTACTTTCTAATGTAAAGACACCATCAGCTCCATGATAAACCACCTCTCTAACAAAACCTAAATCTGCTGGTGATAAAGATACCGCTCCTTCTTCCGACTCTAACATATCTTCGGCAACTTCTATTGGTATTGGCGTCCAATATCCCAAGTAGGAAGTATTTTTGTGGGCATATCCGCAACGATATACTTCATGTCCAATTGGTGAATCTAATGCAACTAAAATATCAGGAGTAAAATCTCTATAAACTGCATTACAGCCAACTACTGTACCATATTGTTTGTATTTATCGAGGTCTAAATCTTTTCTTGAGCTGGCATTACCGAAACAAAAATATATCATTTTTTCACCTTGAGTTAATGTAAGTGCCAGTTTGGGTAAGAAGGTACTGGCAACCCCCTAGCAACTTAAGCCGCTAAAGCATACTGGTTAGAGTTTGCGTTTGTTTTAGTTTTAAGTCTTTGGACTATCCTCTCTTGTAATCTTTCAACCACCATGTCGAAGTCCATTTCACCCCCACAGAAATATTCTAGGGATGACCAAAACACTTTTGGTGGAGGTGCTCGGAATCGAACCGAGGTCCATGGCTTTTACTCCACTACCGTCATAAAGAATTCTGTAATCCATCTTGTTTTTTCCAGAAATCATCAATCGCTGGTTGTAACAAAGGGATATAATCTTTTTTATCTTTAACAAAAGTCTGCATAGCGCCATCTTCTGTTACTATAAGAATTGCAATTTGGTTGATTGCTAAACCATATCGTTCTTCAAACATCTCACAATAGGCAGTACATTGAATAAAATAATTCTCTACCCATTCTTCTTTCTTTTCTTTCGTAGATGTCTTGAAATCTATTACTGTTATTTTGCCATCATATTCTGCAATACAATCAACTCGACCGGCGACACCCCATTTATCACTATAGAGAGCGCCTTCTTGTAATACAATATTATTTATATTATCCAGTTCTGGCTTCAACAAAGTGAACATAGCAAGTGGTAAAACATCTTGATTGGTAAGTTCTTCGTTGTTCAAATAATTCTCAGCAAGTTCGTGAACAGCAGTTCCTCGTTTTGCGGCAGTTCTCATTATTTGGTTTGCAACATCATTACCAACTCGTTTTCGCCATGCTATAAGACCTTCTGCATTTCTGCCAGATAATACTGTCGTTATCGAAGGATACTTGTTTCCTTCTGGCGTTACATAAAATCGTTTGCCTTTGATACTCTGTGTATGTACCTCTGGAATCGTCTGTAGTGGCATATGATTAAATGTTTTCATATCAAAATGAGATGTCATATACTCATTTAATTTATTCGCCATTGTCTTTCTCCTTCTTAATATATTACATATATTATATCAGGTTACTCGGCTTTTGTCAAGCGTATTTGAGGATTAACCTCTTGTGATTGCTACTATCTTTTTGAGTTGTGCTTCGATTACTTCTGCACGATTGGGCCAATGAATATAAGCCTCGGGTGATTTTGCCAATTTGACAAGTAATGGGATGATTAACTTCTCTAATTTCTTAAATTTATCTTCTTGAATTTTACCAAGATTATCTTTTCGTAAATCGTATTCATCATCCATTTGTGATTTTGCGATTTCTAATTCAACTTCATTCTTGGCATCAATCTTAACTGAAGCATCTGAAACCTCACGAAGTATTTTATCTAATTTGGTTTCTAATCTTGAAATAATTTCGCCAGAAACAGCCTTACCTACACCATCAGCAGTTTGTTGCACTACTTGTTGTGTTGCTTTACTGTCTGCAACTGTTTGGTCTGAAGGTTTAGATGAAACTCCTGTGAAGCCCCAATCTCCGCCTGTATCAAAACCGTCTAAAAAATCAAAATCTGCCATACTTATATTTATCTTGTTTTATCATTTGAGCGGAGTTATTTTTTTTATTCTTCGTTCAGCAATCGTCTTGTGTTTCTTTCTAACTTGGTCAACCTTCACCTCTCTAGCACTTCTTCGTTTACCATATTGTTTTGCTAATTCGCTTTTAGGATGTGCCTCTGATATTTTTGCCAATGTTTCTTTCCAACCGGCATCAGTTTTGGCATCAATATTATCTCCATGACCAGTCGCAAGATTTACTCCAGTTATTACAATCGAGCAATCGTTTTCTTCTTTGTAAGCATCAACCTCTGACATCCTCATAAACTTATCCCACTCAACGCCTGTTGTTCTGTTTTTAAATGTGTATGTTGGCATATTTTATAATTTATATTTGACTCGAATATTGTGTTGTATCACATCTTCAATTAAATCTGTATAATTTGGGTCTTCCGCCCACCTCTTTAATGTTCGTGCCAATAACAAAGCGTCTGTTATACCATCTTGTCGCATTTCTCTAAACTCTGCATATGCAGGCACTTCATTTATAATTCTGATATAATCTGCAACACTATCGCATTTGGTTTTGAATTCTTTTAACCCACTCTGGATTCCAAATAGATTGTTCGCCTCATTAGCAAACCTACTTTTACCCCAACCGGTTTCTATCACCGCTTGAGCGACAACTAATTCTTTTGGTATTTGTTTACTTGCTGGTAGGTTTTTGTATAGATGTGTAATACATGAATCTAAAGAATAGACAAAGATATTTTCTGAAGTTGTAAAAATGGGTGGTTGATTATCTTTAGCTTCTACAGGTTGTACTAAAAATACCCATAAAGTTGCCATCAAAATGAATGACATAAAAATATAGAAAAAATTTACATCAAGTTTCTTTCTTTTATATTTGTTTCTCACCCTTGACCTCTGTATTTCTTGAATGACCTTCTCTTACTTTTATTCATAGATGAGGTTTTAATCCATCGTCTACCGATACTAGTTTTCTTTCTGACTCCTCGCCATTTAGCTTTTATAAACATTTATATTATTAAAAAGACCCCCATTGCTGAGGGTCTTGTAGTTAGTTCACTTTACTCTTTTTCCATAAAGTTGTCATCCCAATTGAACGCATCTTTTACCAAATTTGCAGTAAATCCTTTATACTTGTTGTTTACTTTTTTGTTTACAACAGTTATTAAAAACTCTGCTTCTTCAGCATTAAGTCCTTCAAGCATTTGTATAAAGAGAGTTTCTCTTTTTGTATTTGTTAATCTGTTATCGCCACCTTTAGCAAATAGATACAAACGCTTTGCTTCTTGTGATAACAAAGTATGTTCTGTTCCTATTGGAGCGTCATTTGCTGTGTATGGTACATCACCTGGCGGCAACAACCATTCTATGTTTGGGTCAAACGCACCCTTTAAAACCTGTCTTAAAGGTACTGTATCGTGTTCTCTCAATACTTTTAATTTTCTTGGTTTGTCTTTTGCATTATTTACTTTAGTAGCAATTTCGCTAAACAAAGGTGGAACTCCTCGACCTCCGTCCGACAGGGCTTGCATTCCTCGTTTTGTTGTTAATGCTGGGTGAGATTGTGTTGTTGTTGTTTGCTCATCTATGATAGAGCCATCTGGATTTCTTCGTATTATAACCATTTTGTTCTCCTTAACAGTTCTTTTAAAGTCAAAATTCGTCTATGACTTCAATTAAAGTTTTAAGCTTTCTTGTAATAAAGTAGTTAAGAATTTTACTTCTGTGTGCTACTTTAACCTCGT